AGATAACATTTGATACTGCTGTTATATTAAGACTACCTGTGCTAATCAATCCACTTGCATAATCTACTGTACCTGCAGTTGAGTTTAGATATGTTCTAACTCCTGCAGTAGATACTGAATAAATTCTTAGATTACCAGAGCCATCATCATCAAAAAAGTATTCTGTCGTTGTATCATTATCTAAATAAAATCCTGTTGAAGCAATCACACCACCTGCATCTGCATTATGACCAGAGTGTGGGTTAAAGAATGCATTATTAAAATTAACATTGTAAGATGATTCACCAACTACGGGTGTAAAAAATTTACCCATAGTAACTGTAGTTGTGTTATTTAATATAGATGAATCTGTCTCATCAATTAATCTTAATAACTTAGAATGTCTAAACACATTATTAAAATCTTCTAAGTCTGTTGTGTTATAACTTGATATTGTTGTGTTTACTAAACTTGCAAGTTCTGCAGCAGTAGATGTTGTAGAAGTTGAATCATACTGAAAGTTTGTATTTAAAATTATGTATGTAATCTCTGGGTCTACAACGACAGGTGTAACCGATGCAACTTTAAATGGTGCAAATGCTGTAACCAAGTTACTCTTTTGTTCAGATGTTAGATTTTCACCTGTTGTTGATTTGATTGAGATAAACACTTTACCATATTCTGGGTTAGATGATACTCCTGTGCTCGTATCAAAACTACCATCTTCTCCACCCCACACAGAAACTGCTTGTGTGTTTGGAAATAATTTTTTAGTGTAAGATTTATAATCATCTACTGTAACTGCTCTACCTTGTGCAGCATAATCTAGTGGAGCTTGTAATTTAATTGAATCTATACTTTCTGCCTCTGCCCCACCCGTTGCAGATGCAACTGTTGTAACTGTAATTGAAGTTACACTATCAATACTTGATGGTGATGTAAATGATGATGCACCATTTGCTAAACTTTTATTTGTAACTACATATTGTAATTGTACAATGTTACCATCAGATAAAGCTTTACTAACTACACCGTCACCAAAATAAACTTCATATAAACCACTATCGGTTTCTTGTAAATAATAAACTGTGCTATTAGATGTAAGTTGTGTTATATCTGTTGCCTTAGTATAAGTTGTAGTTGTTGTATCAGATGATGATGTTTGTACCTTGACTGTTAAAGTTGATGTATCTGCATTAGCATCTGATAGTGTAAACCTTTGGTCTACCTCGTTTGAATCTACAGTATAATTTGTTGTGATATAAGTACCTTCATAAATTTTTACACTATCAAAAGGAACGGCACTACCTGTGTTAGTTGCAGTCACATCAGCAATGGTAACAAATTGATAATCAGTATCATCTACTGTAGTTGTAAATGCTGTTCCTGCATTCATAGTTTTACTATTATCAGATGTTGTTAAATTTACATTGACTGTTGCCACAGGTGCTCTTGCGGATGTTGTTTCATATCCTAAAGTTTTTGCATGAGACACTACACTTGAACGAAGTGAGGCACTATCTAAAAACATTTCGTTTGCCAACATGTTTGCATTGAATCCTAGATAGTGAGTATTATATGCAAGAACATCTAATAAAATATTCATACCAGAACCTTCAAAGTCATAGTCTTTAAATTGTGCTTGTGACTTTAAAAATGTTTTTAAATTTGCCTTGATATTATCAAAGTCTAATTCTGTTACTCTTAATCTTTTTTCGTTTGTTGCCATTTATCGTATTCTCTCTAATAGTAAATCTAACTCTACTAATTCTGTGGGTGCGTTTACTACATAAAATTCTATTGATATTTCATATGCATTTCTATCAAAATTAGGTATGGCCCTAACTGATACTAATCTACATCTTGGTTCAAAGTTATTAATAACATCTTCAATCTTTCTAGTTAAGACCGCAGCAATCATAGGATTTAAATGTTCAAATAATAATTCACGAACCCCACCAGATATTTCTGGGTGAAAAGGTTTTTCAAAAGTATTTAAATTAATTAGATTTCTTAATGACCTTTTTACAGCCAATACATCTGTTACTTTGTTTACATCTGAACCTACTGTTCTTTTTCCAAAAAATAAATCTAGGTCAGAATATTGTTGTGAATTCCTAGATATATTATTTTGAGATTGTGCATCTTTATATGCAGATTCTTTAATGGCCATTAGTGTTCCCTTTATCTTTAATTATTATTTATAACAGAATGAATAATCCTCTATGTTATTTTACTATTTTTATTATATCTTCTATCATATATAAATCGTTCTTCACTATCCTCTCTCCAAGTCCAACCATCCATATTTTGTTCTTGTGACTTTATAAAAAATTCTTCTGTACCATCATCATCTGGGTTTTCAAACCACTTTCTAACCCACGCAGCATTTAATACATATGGTCTACCTCTAAATTTATAACCAGCATAGTCCATAACTCCATAAGTCTTATCTTCTTTTCTCTGTAATTCTTGGTCAGAAAATCTTTGAAATTCTTCTTCACCCTCATCCATAAAATTACCAAATGTTCTTTTAACTTTTCTTTTATTAGTTCCTGTTGTAAATACTGAAGGTTCTGCTTCTATTAGTGTTTCTGTTCCACCACTTACAGTTGTCTTTTCCTTAACCTCTGTATATTTTTTTGTTGTTTGTACTATATTTTTACCAGCTTGTTCTGTGATTTCACTTATAGTAATTGTTTCAGTTTTCATAGACAATGTAGGTGATTTAGATATTGCTTCTTTTGCTGCCTGTTCTGATGCTTGTGCTATGTTTGCTGGTAACTCAATAGGTATTGTTTCTCCAGCTGGTAATTGTAAGTTTGGTACTAGGTCACCAATTTGTGATGTTGCATCTTCTAAACTAAGTGAGTTCATTTGTGATGCTACAGAATCTAAGTCTATACCTTTTGCATCAAGTGCATCTCCAAACTGAGCTTCAAGACTTGCCTTCTGTGCAGTAAATGATGAAAGACCATCTGGTGTTGAAATATCAAAGTTTGCTAGTTGTGTAAAATCACTCTGCATGTTTACATTTGGAATCTCAGGCAGTTCAGGTATCAAACTACCAAGTGATGATATCAAGTCGGCAACAGCAGATTGTAAAGTTGCAAGAATACTACTTGCCTCTCCACCATGTTCTGCAAGTAACTTGTCTTTTAACGCAGTGGCATCAGTTAATGCTTTGTTTAACTTTTCATTTGCTCCTTGTAAATTTGGTGTTGTAAAATCTGCCATATCTTATTCCTATGCAACAGGTGCCAATGTGTTTTGTTGTGATGTATCATCAGGCCCTGTGTCTGGTTGTCCATGTACATGACCTGTAAGTTCAATACTTGTACCAGAACCATTCTTCGCAGTAATCGTACTTGATGTACCAGAAAGATTTATAACACTAGAGTTACCTTCAAAGGTCATTGTTCCTACTGCCTCTGATTTAATATCTAGATTTGTTGCTGCCTTGACTGACATTGTTGTACCTGATTGTATTGATGTACTACCAACACTAAAGGTTGTTAGATTTGTTTGTGCAATAATTCCTACACTTTCTAATGATGTTATTGAGTAATTATCTGTGGCAACTATATCAACAGTCCCACCTATACTTCTAGTTTCTTTTCCACCTATTGTAATATCAAAATCTTTTGAAGTTCCTTTTTCTGTAGTACCAACTGCACCTGCAACAGAGTTGGCAATATTAAATCCATGATTACCATTTATTTCTTCTTCAAGATTACCACCACCTTCTCCAGCACCAATCTTAACTTGTTCTGATTTACCAATCTTTCTTGTAAAGTCTCCACCGACTTCTAATATGTAATCACCTTCTATGAGTTCTCTCTTTGTGCCACTACAAGTTAAATTAATATTTCCTCGTACATAGATATTTGATGCACCTGCAACTAGTTCATAGTTGTCACCTACAACCTTAACAGTCTTTGTACCTGTATCAACAATTTCTTCATAGGTACCAGATGAGTGTTGTCTTAATAATCTCTCTCCACCTGTTGTATCATCTATTTCAAAAACATGTCCAGCCTCAGATTCAAAAACATGATTGTAAGGATAGACACCTGTTGACCCACCTGTCTTTTCTACATTACGCGGATTTGGTTCATCAAAACTTCCTGCAGTTTCTTTTTTGGAAGTTGTTGATACTGTTGATACATGAGGTTTGGTTGCAGTTGGTATTCCTTTCCATTGAGTTTTTCTTCTGTCTTTAAGTAGTTTATGAGTTTCTGCATCGGGCCCTCTTGCAAGTCTTGATGTGTCTGGCTCATTGATACTATGATTTGAATGTGGAATTTGGTCACTAGGAAAGATACCAAATGGGTCATTAAAACCAACTCGGTCATCTGCCGTTGCAGTAGGTATACCAGGTAATGAACCCATGATGACTGGTTGTTGTTTTTCTATATCTTTAAAAAATCCAAGAACCCAAGAACCTTCTACAAGAAATGTTGGTGAGTTTCCAAGACCTTGCATACATGGGTCTGTAACAGAATGCATGACATGTGCCCAAGGTAAATCCTCAGACGGAATATCTGATAAATCTTCTGAATGATATCCTAGACAACGGACTTGTACACGGCCTAACTTCGCTGGGTCATTTCTAGATTCAACAACGCCAACGAACCAATTAAAGCCGTCTTGGCCCATAAAATACTTTTCTTCCATAGAAAGTATTTATAAATGTTATTCAGGGTTAGTACAACCTAATGTAATGCTATCTAACACCATAGATTGACTGCCATCATCCACCATAGACCGATAGTTAGACAATAACTGATGTGCTATGTTTTCACTATTTAAGTCTCCATAGATGAAACACGCCTCAAAGGACCTAAATGACATGACCTGCCAGTATTCCACATAGGCTGTGCCAAGATAAGTTAGTTGTGCTAGTAAAAGTGTATCCATGTAATTATTTATAATGTTACAGTTTTGTTAAAAGACTTTATAAGAGAAAAAAATATCCGAGAAATTTTTTTATACTAGGTGTTACGATAGTCTAGATAGATATTTCCTGCGAGTATAATTCTTTCATCTGACATATCATATGCAGGAGGCACTTCGTGTGTTACATGGCCTGGAAAGATTATCAACTCATCAGGTTTCGGAAAGATTCTTAAATCAGCTTCCGAAAAATATAAAGGTGGGGCGTTGTTGGGTACTTGTATGTAATAACACCATGACCACAACGCAGGGCCATGTGTATGAGGTTTCGTATAATCACTTTCGTGATAGATGGCACCCCAACAATCAAAAGTAAAATATTTGTCTAGTTTTCCTTTTTGGTCGGAATCACTATATCCTCGAATCACTTCGATTGCTGCATTACATACATCATTGATGATTGGATATTTTTTATGTAAAAACCAATCAGTCATGTATGCTTGTACATTCGACTTTCTTTGTTCCTCGTATTTGTGAGAACGAATGATGTCTGACATTTGTCCGTGTAAATATTGTAGTGATAATGTTCTGCGTATCACTCGCTCTCGTTTTACGAAGGTATGAATCTCATTCTCTTTTTTCAGATTATTTGCTAAATCGGAAAGAGACATTAGATTCCAAGAAATTCTTCGCCAGGTACCTTATCCTGAACTTCCTTTGCTTGTTTTTCTATCAGTTTTAGCTCTTCTCTTATTTCATTTAGGTCTTCACTCATTGCACGAACATCTTCTAACAGTCGGTCAAAAAAGAAATACAACCAGATACTGCCTAACCAAAAGATTAGAACCGTAACGAATAATATTAAGTCAAACATAAGTTTCTCCGTAGTTACTTTAGAATTCTTTAAACGCGATTTTTAGTGGTAAGTTTCCGAGACAGGCGTATCCGCGAGTATCGTTCTTTTATACCAGTCAAAGAAAAAGGGGTTATTCTCAAACAACATAGTGATATCTCTAGGTTGAATACGACCCTGCTCGATAATGAGCGCAATCACCATCCATTTTTCTTCGCGTGTTTCTTTTTCTAGATTATGATAATCAAATAATCCAAACTCATCGCCTCGTATATTTTTGTAATCATTTTCCATTGAGTATGCGAAGTCCTATACTCATGAGAAAGACTGATAGTATACCTCGAATGCCTATCTGTAGCATCTCTCTATATCCTAAAACAGTTAGACTTTCAACAAATCCAACGATACCCAACATACTTCCGAAACCAAAGAGTAAAAAGAATGCTCCGATGGTTTCTAGTTTTATATACTTATCCATAGTAACCTCCTACATATGATACTAATACAACACATAACGCCAGTATAACAACCCATTCAAGAAATGTCAAGTTTTCATTCATAGTTTTTACCTCCTATCCGA